TGCAGTTACATTAGGTAAGATATATAGAAGAGGTTTTAAGGTAGATGTCTCTAAATTAGATGAGGTTAGAGTCGAGTTTGAGAAAGAAAAACAAAACATTGAACACAGACTTAATCAACAAGTACGTAATCTAATGGGTGATACACCTATTAATTTAAACAGTCCTGAACAGATGTCTTGGGTTATATATAGTAAGAAGCCTATAGACAAAGCAATGTGGGCAAATAACTTTCATCCTTACATGGGAACTAATGAGTATAAAGATAAAGTTAGAGAATACTCTAATACTATGTTTAAAACACAAGCAGTAAAGTGTGATACGTGCAAGGGAGAAGGTTACATAAGAAAGGTAAAAAAAGATGGCAATTTATACTCTAAACCAAGCAGGTGTAGTGCTTGTAATACTAGTGGTTACTTATTTAATGATACAGGATTGGTAGCAGGATTAAAGTTCTCTGCACCCAATGGTAAGTGGATAAGTGCCAATGGTTTTACAACAAACAAAGCATACTTAGATATATTACGTAATGTAGCTAAGAAAAATAACTTAACGGATGCAGTACAGTTTTTAACTGACTTACAAAGGTTGTCTGCATTAGATACCTATTTATCATCTTTTGTTGAGGGTATCAGCACCCATGTTAAATCTGATGGCAAGCTTCATGTGAGATTATTACAACACAGAACTTCAACAGGTAGATTTAGTGGTGCTGACCCTAACATGCAGAACATGCCTAGAGGTGGCACGTTTCCTGTTAAGAAGGTATTTATATCACGTTGGGCAGGTGGCAAGATACTTGAAGCAGACTTTGCACAGTTAGAGTTTCGAGCTGCGGCATATTTATCACAAGACGAAACAGCAATAAAGGAGATTAAAAATGGTTTTGATGTTCACAGTTATACTGCTAACGTTATTAATAATGCTGGCGAAAAGATGTCTCGCCAAGAAGCCAAGGCTCACACCTTTGCACCACTCTACGGAGCAACAGGATTTGGGAGGACACCTTCTCAGGCTACATATTACAAACACTTCACAGAGAAGTACAAAGGAGTCGCATTATGGCACTCCAAGTTGGCTAAAGAAGCTTTAGAAACTAATATGATTACGACACCATCAGGCAGACAGTTTTCTTTTCCTGATGTAGAACAGAAAAAGTAATGGTAGTGTGTCCTACTTTACTCAAATAAAAAACTACCCTGTTCAATCTTTTGCTACTGCTGACATAGTTCCGTTAGTTTTAATGGAGATTGATAAAGCACTTGACAGGTATAATTCATGTGTGGTAAATACTGTACACGACTCTATAGTGATAGATATTCACCCACAGGAAACGGAAGACGTATTGAATATTATTCGCAATATAAATAAGACATTGATTAATTTGATAAATAATACTTTTAGAATAGATTTTAATGTACCTTTATTATTAGAAGCGAAAATAGGAGATAATTGGCTTGACACTAAAGATGTGTCGTGATATAACTAGGACTCTTTTGAAAGGAGAAAATAAATATGAATGAAGTAGTAACTATAAATACGGATAATTATGCAACTATGGCTAAAGCTATGGGAGTGCCTACAATGTCCACTGATAAAAAGACCAATGTGCTAAATAGATTTAGACTTTGGCACAATCCTACTATGGGTAAAGATACTAATAGTCAGGGTAAAGAAATAATCACTGAAGTAGTTGAAGGTGGTTCATATCGACTTGAGGAAGTTGGAGACCCATCAAAGTTTTTCTTTGCTAAGAAGGTAAAGTTTAGACCTTTCATGCAACGTTTTATGTATAAGAGATACACTGCTTACTCTAACCCTAAAGAGGGTGAGAAGCGAGGTTTCTATACGTCATCTATCATGGCAGATAATTTAAATATTGATTTGAAAGATGATGCAGGAACGTTTAACTGTGGAAAACCAGCAGGTTTTGTTGAGGACTTTCAAGCTTTATCTGAANCTGTTAAAAAATCTATAAGAGAGATAAAAAGATATAGAGTTGTATTTGGTATAGTGGATTTACTGCAACCAATAAAAGCAGTGGATGGTAAAGANGTAGACGAAAAACTATCTAGCTTTCCTGTTATATGGGAAGTAAATAATAGAGATGACTACAAAGCTTTAGGTGGAGTATTTTCTAAGTTTGCTAAGATGGAACGTTTACCATTGCAACATGCTATAGACTTAGAAGACCCAACACCTCATAAAGGTAATAGTGGTAATACCTTCTATACATCTAATGTTAAGTTAGACTTAACAAGTAAGATAGATATAAGTGAAGAAGACCACAAAATCTTTGGAGACTTCATGGATTGGGTGAAAGTTCATAATGATGGCATCATAGCTAAATGGGATTCAGCAGTTGCTGAAAGGCAGGATGTTTTATCACATGATGATATGAAGACAGTTGATGATTTTATAGACGTAGAATTGGAATCAGCAAATGCCTAATCCATCTCACCCTGCTGAATTGTTACTGCATCAATATATGTCTGATGCAGTAAATGGCAAAACTACCATGCCTGACGAAGTAATAGAGCAGGTAGGTAAAGATGTCATGGATGCATTACGTAAGCAGTTTGGCAGTGGTGAGAATAGGAAGGACTTCAGACTACGTATGTCCAACTTAGGTAGACCTACTTGTCAACTATGGTTTCAGAAAAACAAACCTGAATTAGCTTCTTCTAAACCAAACAGCTTTATGATGAATATGATGTTGGGAGATATAGTAGAAGCAGTATTCAAAGGTTTGCTTAAAGCATCAGGAGTTAAATACGAAGAACCTGAAAATGTATCACTACAAGTTGGTGAGACAAAGATAAGTGGTACTTACGATTTAGTTGTTGATGGTGCAGTTGATGATGTTAAGTCTGCTTCAGGTTGGTCATACGATAATAAGTTTGAATCTTTTGAAGTGTTAAGTCAGGGAGATGCATTTGGATATATTGCACAGCTTGTAGGCTACGCAAAAGCTGCCAAGAAAAAAATAGGTGGTTGGTGGGTAGTCAACAAAGCGAATGGTAAATTCAAGTATGTATCTGCTAGTAATGCTGATATTACAAAAGAGATGAACAAGATTGAAGCTACTGTTAAGACTGTTAATGATAATAAGTTTGAACGTTGCTTTGAGCCTGTAGAGGAAACATTTAGGGGTAAGCCTACAGGTAATACAGTCTTAGGAATTAATTGTGGTTTCTGTGACTATAAAAATTCTTGTTGGGAGAACCTTCAAGAGTTACCATCCGTAATGTCGAAAGCACAATTCCCTAAGATTGTGTCATATGTTGAGTTAAATGTCTCCTCATAAAGTAAGAAGAGAAGCACTAAAGTATGGGTATAGGAGTGGCTTAGAGCATAAGTTATCCCTTTATCTTGATGAGCTAAAGTATAAATACTTATACGAAGAAATCAAGATTGAATGGGAAGACTTATCTTATCGCACCTATACCCCTGACTTTGTGTTAAACAATGGAATTATAATCGAAACTAAAGGTAGGTTTATGACCATTGACAGACGTAAACATTTAGCTATAAAGAAACAACATCCTAATTTAGATATTAGATTTGTGTTTACTAATAGTAAAAATAAATTGAGAAAGGGAGCTAAATCTAATTATGCACAGTGGTGTATAAAATACGGATTTAGATACTATGATAGGATAATACCTGAAGATTGGCTAAAAGAAAAAGGAAAAAATAAACACCCTAAATTCATAAAATTTACAGGAACTAAAGTAAGGAGAAAATAAATGACAAATACATTCGACAATAAAGGTAATCAATTTTTTATAGAGATAGTTCCTAATATTACAGATGAGGGTAAGTGGACAGGTGTGTTTCAGTTAATAATAAATGCTAGGAAAACTAATATAGATGAAGATAGTTTTTATCAACTAGAGCAATTATGTCAGATGGGTTGTGCTGCCCTATCTTTAATGGAAGAAGACAAGACGTTTCAAGACACAGTATTAGATTATATGGATGCTCCTCATGAACCTGCTAATAACAATTTACCTAAAAGGGCAATGGTACATGACGTATCAGGAAATGTGATAACCTTGAAATTTGATAAAGGAATTAAGCATTGACATTGGCTAGTGAGGAGTATATAAAAGACATGAGACACATGGAATATATGAAAATGATGGCAGAAAAGGAGAGTCAAATGGATAAAAAAGATATGGTAAATAACCCTGAGCACTACAATAAAGCAGGTATCGAAACTATTGATGCCTTAGAAGCTATGCTAACAAAAGGATTTGACTATTATTTACAGGGTAATATAGTTAAGTACCTATGGAGATATAGATACAAAAACGGTGTAGAAGATTTAAAGAAAGCACAGTGGTATCTAAATAAACTAATAGAGGTCTACGATGACGATAAAAGTTAATATGATGCTAACATTGAGGGTAGACCCTGAAGAATACCCAATACCCTCTGATGAAAGGCTTGACGAAGAATTACAAGATTATATAACAGACTTAATACATGAGATTGATGGAGTAAAAATAACTAACATGAGAACAATAATGGAGAATAAAAACTATGATTAATAATTACTTACCTACTGACTACCAAAACTTTATAGCACTCTCTCGCTATGCAAGGTGGAAGGATGACGAACAACGCAGAGAGAATTGGGGAGAGACTGTTGATAGATACTTTGATTATATGGCTAATCATTTATCTAAGAATCATAGTTATACAATTACAAAAGCACTGAAAGAAAAACTATCTACACAGATAATGAATCTAGGTGTTATGCCTAGTATGAGAGCCTTAATGACATCAGGACCTGCACTAGATAGATGCCACGTTGGTGGTTACAACTGTAGTTATATACCTGTGGATAGTCCTCGTTCTTTTGATGAATGTATGTATATACTTATGTGTGGCACAGGTGTTGGATTCTCTGTTGAACGTGAGAATGTAGACAAGCTACCTATAGTCAATGAGCACTTTGAGGACAGCACTACTATCATCACCGTTGGAGATAGCAGACCCGGATGGGCAAAATCATTGAGA